AACGAGGCCAACATTATGGAGTTCTCTGCTATACTTGGCAACCTTATAATGTGGATGGAGGAGATGCCTGAGGTCAAAGAGTTTTGGCACAACGATGTAATGTATGAAATACCAATGTTAGGCAAAGCACAAGCAGGTGACAAGCCGTTTATGACGGTCGGAGATTGGGAAAATGCCAACGATGCAATGAAGTTTTTACAAGATTCAGAGTACGATAGCAATAGCAATGCAGATGTAGGACTCCTTTTGTTGGCTGCGTTTGCTCGTGGCCCTGTCGAAGTTAATGACGTAGAGTTTGCACGTAGACTAGAAGATTGGAAGGATGTCAATATGGACGCAATACTATCCGCCTCCTTTTTTTTTCTTTTGTTCAATCACACATTCAAGAAGGATACCCTGCCTTCTTTGACAGAACTCACGAAAAAAGCAACTCGTCTGCTCCCAAATATAACTTTGGATGGACTACGATGGTTGCTCGGCTTGCATCCGCAGGTATATTTGCAAAGCCTGCTGAACAAGGAAGTGTCATAGAACACACCTATCAAGCTTGTCTTTTAGAGTTTATGAAATACGGACAGATATACGCTTCAGGTAGTCTCTAGTGCTTAATGATCGTAAACTGACTTTTATTAGAATAATACGTCATCCACTCGATGTCATTTGTTGCACCTTCTCTTGGCTTTCTGCCTCCTATCCTTTCCACGCCTTTGATGTGGTTCAGTTTGCCGTAGATGTATCCGTCAAGGCAATCCCAAATGATTACAGGGTTTAGTTGTTTTTGTCTTAGCTTTTGAATTTTGCGACAAGCAATAGGCAAAGGGAATGCTCGTGCAATAGTTTTGTTTCTGCCTTTAACCTCTACAAACGATATAAGCCTGTCGTGCTTGTCGTATACTGCATAGTCTACATCGTGCGGCCCTAGCTTGTTGTAACTGCCACCAAACAGGCTGACAAAGCGTTGTATCGCTTTTTCTTCTCGTTGTAAATCTTTGTCTGTTTCAAAACGCATTAGGCGAAATATACTACAAATCCATCAAACAATTAATCGCTGTGTGTCCTCCGATAACAACACCACAACCAATAGCTTGCTTCTTGTAGTTTTTAGCGTATGCCATAGCATAGCTTTCACGATTTATGCCACAAGCTACTTGCATTGCAAATATCTTAAACTTGTTGCCAACCATCCACTCGGTGTAAGCTTGTGTGTGTATGTGTCCTTGTACGGTTGACTGCATATCATTCTTGGCTCGTGTTCGTGCCGTACCTCCTTCACCGTGTACGTACTGAACGTTGTCGTAAACTACTCTGTCTGTCCAATTCCAATTTGTGCCAAGCACCTCATTGTATGACTTTATCCATTGTTGCGGAATTGCACTACTAAATGCACGCCTCATTACAATCCGATCGTGATTGCCCACGGTAACATCAGCAACAGGAAAAGCATTTGCCCAATCCTTTACTCTGTCAATAGCATATTGCAATTCATCGCCTCCACCTAATCCATTAGGACTTGTCTCGTGATACGAGGCATAGTGGTTATCTATAATATCTCCAATAAATATAACTTGATTGCAATTGTGCCTATTATAAACGTCTTGACAAAATCCCAAATATCCATCAAGAGAAAATGGCTCGTGTATGTCTCCAATAACAAGAATCCTTCGTTCATCACGTGTTAGATTTTCAAATGCTTTCCTGCGTTGTCCGCTTAGTCTTGGCCTGATTTCTGACATATAGTTTTGATTGTATTAAATAATGCACCAACAAGCGACTCCTGAAACTGCAAGTTAATCATTCGACTATAATCATAGTATAGGTCAACACTTCCTGCATATATAACAAAAGACGCACATTTTGGTTTCTTTAAAATAGAATGCTCGTGTTCCAAATCATAGCAAACTTTGTCCACAGGCATTTGCCAACCTTCCATATTTATAGACATCTCTTCATAAAGCAACTCGCCTATTTCTTCGCTACGTTCACGGATGTTGCCTAAGATGCGTATTCCTGAACGTTCGTGTGTTCCTGTATAGATAGATAAGGCAAAGGTGTCGTATGCCATTGTGTAGCTGTTTAAACGCTGTACACGTGTACACTCTGACACGTTGCTTAGTTCAGGGCAGATGCTCGTGTAATGTATTGCCTCGTAATCTAACTCTCTTTGAAGATCATTGCATATCCAACGACTAAAATTACCACCGTTAAGGATACCGTGTCTAAACTCAGGAGAGTGTTTTCCATTATATAGGCCTGCAATAGTACCTCCACCCTCAGGATTTAGGATTACCATTGAGATACTTTTTGACTGCTGATAGTAACCCTGTCCCTGTATGCCGTTGTATGTTCTCATAAACACTAAGCATCTCAGTCGATGCGATTATACTGCTAACTGCAAATGATACGATTAGTCTGCCATCAGGCAAATACAAAAGGTCAAATGCGTGTGCAATTAATATAGCAATAAAATAAGCAATGGCCTTGTCAATGCTTTTACGCACACCTCGACTAATAAAGCGCATATTAGATGCACGCCATCCTGTGTAAAGATCAGCAAACACTAAGGCAATAGTAAATACAAGATACCACGCAATAGGTAGCAAGAACCATCCAATTGCTGTAAGTATCGTTGTAAGTATGCCTTTATGTATCACTCTTCTTTGCACGTTTGCGAAGTTTACGGTCTGCTCGTAATTGCCTCCTCTTGATTCGAGTTGCACGTAGTTTAGCACGTGCTTCTTTTGCAGGTCGCTTAATCTCTAAGCGTGTTCTTTGGTTGTCTGCTATTGTTGGCAGAGCCTTACCAATTCCTGCAAAGAACTCTATAATCGAGGCAAGAAACTTACTCAGCACTCTTCTTGTCCTCCTCCTCTTTTTCTACAAATAGACGTTCCTCGATTGCATCAGGCAATAGCTCAAGTATGCGCTCAAGTATCTCATCGTCTTTCTTGGTTTTAGTTAATGGTGCAATGTATCGGTCATAGAACACGACAGCACCTAGGAGGATAGTGGCAATCTGCCATCCCCAAACTTGGATAAATTCTATTAATGAACTCATACTACAAATATTGAATTGGTGATAAAATCGGAATTGTTTTGTTCAGACCATCCATACGTGTTTGCATTGTCACGTAGGTAGTCAATTAGTCGTTGACGTAGTTGCTGAACTAAGGTTTCGTTTTGTTTGTGTGCAACCATTCTTGCTTCATTGGTTGCGGTTGCGTTTGGTGTGTTTGGATATGCTGCACCAACGTTGCTGATGCGTGGGCTGTTATTAGCCAATACAAGCGATTTAACGCCATAAGCAAGCAAAGGCTTGACGTAGGTATCCCTTAGCGTTATTTCGTCAGCAGATGGACTCCCACCGCTTACAGAGGCATACAACGTATCGCCAAGAATAGGCTTAATCGTGTTGTCCTCAATCAAGTCAATGAATCGTGCCTTAATGTCGGCAGGATCAAAGTTAGCGTAAAACGCTTCTGTTACTATATCGGATGCTGTCATTAATGCCATTACTCTTCGTTTTGTTCTGTTGCTTCATCACTTACCTCCTCAACGTTTTGGCTTGGACTCTTGAGCGTTGTTGGTTTACGTACACCTTTCTCGTCAATCCATCCTTGTCGCACATCGCCATTCATCTGCGGCAAGTTCATTAACTTACGCAATGCTGCTTCGTCTGCTACATTTGGCGTGACACCTCCTGCACGTACTGCTGTACCATAAACCTCAAGTAATCGTCTGACATCTTCAAGAGACATTGCACCTACCGCAGGCTCTTCATCTTCGCCTTCAGCAACATATCCAAGTTCTCTTTGCACTTCCTCAACAGGAACAGCAAGGTCAATCTTGGCTTGGCTTACATAGTCAAGTGCTGTAAACATTGGCTTGTTCTCAAACATAATTGGAGACTGCTCTGCAAGTTCGTAGTACTCCGTGCCTTCTAAGGTGTGCAGGTAGGTGTGCAGTATCTTCTCTTGTAATGGCTCGATTTCGTATTGCATCACTCGTCTGTGGTGATTCTCTATTTCACGTGTATTGCCAAGTTTGCCTGCTTCCTCAACGCCCATAAGTGACGGATGCCATCCTGCTGCCATTATAATGTTACGCTCACAAGTACGACCTAAGTCCTTAAATGCTCCGTCAGTAGGTAGGTTGTATTGTACAAGTGACAACTTACCATCGCCTCCTGAAATGTTCACAGGTGTAGACGGCCCAAATGCAGACTCGCCTTTAAGTTGCTCACGGATACGGTCACGAATTTCTGTTGCAGTATCGTCATCAGGTGTGAACGGCATCTCTACGTTTAGGATACCACTTAGATGTATAGAGTTCTGTAAATGCGTGTAATTGAAACGAGGCAATAGATTCTCAAGGATTGCATCGTAATACGCACCTGTCCAATTGGCTCGGCCATATACTTGCATTGCAGGCTCGTAGTCACCTACACGATGCACACAAACCTTCTTAAACACTCGGTCTTGCTCATCGTAAAAATCCTCATAGCCATACCCTGATAAAGGTAGTCTATAAGGTCGGTACTCGTTGCGTGAATAGTGCGCCCAATTCTTAGAAACCCATACGCCTGTTGGCTCAAGGTATTCGTCAACATCGGACGCAAAACGTACTTGACTTGCATCTAAGTGCATTGCAAAGCTACGTTCCTTAATTGGTGTGTTGCCTGCGTACTCTATGTATCTGACTTCTTTAATAAAGCCCTCTCCGTGTAGTTGTACGTCTAAAGCAACGCGATAGATAAGTTGTCTAAGATCGTAATGAGTCTTAGGACTTGTAAACTTATCAATCTTCTTTTGTAGGCTCTCGTTCTCCGTCTTCAGGTCGGACGCTACTAGGTTGCTCTTCTGCGTTAGGACTGCTCTCAGCGTTTTGCTGTTCTGATACGCTTCCGCTATCCTCTGAGGAAACAGACCTGCGTTTCCGTCCTCTCCCCACTTTATCCACTTTGTCCCTCGATACCCCACTATCTCCGACCCCATTGTCGGCTTTTCGTGACTTTCGTCTAGCAGGTTTAGTATCTGAAAGGCATTCAAAGAATTTAGGGTATTGTTTACAGGTTTCTTCATTGTAGGGATTTGAGCCATCTAAGGGAAATACAAGGGTTAGCCTGTCCCCAATTAAGGAGACAGACTTACCTCTGTATTGTGATTTTACCTTGCAGTTGCAAGACATATTATTCAGTTGGTGTTAACAACTCTGCAATCATTTCGGCTTGGTCAGTAGTTGATCCACTGCCTGTCGTTAATGACGTTAAAACAAATGGAGGCTGCTCTTGCATTCCCATTATGTTTAATTCAAAAGTGTTAGCATCTGTTCGTACAGAACCTGAACCACCATTTAATGAGTTAAACTCAAGTGTTCCATTTTCTGCTTGGTCAGCACCTAATACACGAAGCAAGGTAGTTGAACCAAACTCTTGTACAACTGCAACCAACTCACAAGTGTCACGCAATTGCTCTAAAGAGTAAAGCTGTGCAGATGTAGGTGCAGGAACGTTCATAAAGATGTTGACGGTTGTAACGTCTACTCCGTTGTCCTGACGCTCTGTATTAGACTCGTAACGTGCTTCGCCTTTCTTAAAGGTAAATTCAACAAAGCCTTCACCTGCACCTGTGGCAGCAAAGTCAATGTCTGTTACAGCGTGATTAGACGCAGTTACGTCAAACGTTATGCTTGAAATTTTTGCAAGGTCACAGATAAGAAGACGCTTAATACCGCCTGCTACTCTGTTACACTTGTCTACTGTTAAACTTGATAATGCCATTTCTATGCTATTTTAAAGGGTTAAAAATTAGCTTAGAAGTGTAATGCTTTTACCATCAGAGATAGCAACATCAAAGGCAAAGTCTAAGCGATAACGGATAGTGCGACTTGCAGAAGCAGTTGATTGGTCAACAATCAATACTTGGTTAAGGTCGCTGATAAGTGGCGTTGCAAAGTGCATACTTGCAATTCGAGAGCAAACGATAGCGTTGTTACGCATCTCAGGAATCTCAAGAACTCGATAGCCTAAAAACGCCAACTCATAATCTTGAGAGTAAACGTTAGGAGAGTAAGCAGCCTCTGCTTGTTGTAATTTGTAAGCAGCAGCAATACGTGAAGGAACGTAGAAAACCGTGTCAGGAGCAAGACGAATAGAGTCTGCCATATTGCGGTATACTTCTTCTAAGGCAGGTATAACGTTGTTCTTATTGATACAAGTTAACGTACCTGCTGACCAAGTACCTAAAGATGTTGAGTTAAGATCAATTGTGATATCGTTAGTAGCAATAGCAGTAATTGTAAAAGTCTTGCCGTCTTGAGTATCCCAAGTACCACCTGCAAGTCCTTCAAAAGTTACTTTGTCCCCAACAGCATAGTCAGAGGCGTCACCTACTCCAATAACAGCAGAAGATGCTTCGCTTGCGCCTGTGATGCTCTGCTTGTAAGTACCTCCAATAGCAATGTCATTAACTGTTGAGTCAGCAAGCATTGTGTCGATAAGACCTGTTACAGCGTTAGAACCACCCTGAGAGATTCCTTGAGAAGAACCAAACTGAGAAACCGCTAAAGCAGAACCACTCCAAATAGAAGCACCAACGAACAAAGAAGCCTTTTGAGCAAAGTGAGCGTTAAGAGCATCTTCTAAAGAAGCAGGTGCAACGTAGTCTCCTGCTGCTCCTCGTGGTTGCTGTGATGCTAACCAAAAGTTGTCAAGATTCTTGTAGTCAATCTCTGCGTTGATCATATACTTACCTAAATCAAACTTAATCTCAGAAAGGTCAGCAGTTGAAGATGAAGAGAATGTACCGTTAGCATCCTCGATTGCAACATCAGAGTCAGCAAATACAACGGTGTACTTGTCATCTACATTTGTGTGCAAGGTAACGTATCCTTGCTCGATTGTTCTTGCTCCTAATACTGAGGCGGCAAGAGTGACATCGCTAAAATATCCTGCGTATGTCGAACTGTTTAATGTAATATTAGCCATTTTATTTTATTTTTTATTTAGGGCATTTTGAATTGCAAGCTCTTTCCAATCTACTTTGCTTGCTTTATTGTCAGGAGTGTGTACTTTCATAGCAGCACGCTCTTCTTTGATTTCTTCCATTTGAGCTTTAAGTTCAGAAACAGCAGCCAATAAGGTCTTAACCTCTCTATTGTACTTTTTCTTAGAAGCAGGAACTTCTTCCTCTTCTTCTTCTTCTTCTTGAGCCTCAAGTTCTTCTTTTTCTTCCTCAGTCATTGCTGCTACTTCTTCCTCCTCTTCTTCTTCTTGAGAATAAAGTTCTTCCTCTTCCTCGTCCATAGCTTCAGCAGTACGCTCTTCCAATACGCCTAAAGCGATTAACATAGCGTGTCCCTCCATTGGGATAACTGCAACCTCAGGAGAAGACATATACTTCTCTTCGCCTTCACCAAGTTTAACGCATACCTCCTCAACTCCTTCTACATTGTCGGCAAGTGCCTTAATGAGTTCAAGTTTAGCAGATACATCTAAACCAAGTGCAAGGTCTTTGATTTCGTTGGACGTTAACGCCTCAACTATTTGACTTTTAGTCTTAAACATTGCTGTGATTTTAGTGATTAAAGATGAATGTAAACCGCCAACTTGTTCCTCGCTGTAATCTACTTTGTCGGCAAAGCCTAGCTCTACTGCTTCCTCAGGCGTTAGCCAAGTCTCAGCATCAAGCATTTCAATTAAGGATTCTTCAGGTTGACCTGTTTTAGTTTTATATCGCTGAACCATAATGTCTCGGACTTTGTCGAGTACGTCAGCTGATTGTCGTAAGTCTTTAGATTCGCCTGCTGCAACGGTGTGAGGATTGTGAACCATCATCATTGAAGCAGGTCGCATAACAACAACATCGGCAGCCATTGCAAACAGACTTGCAGCACTTGCTGCTAATCCCTCTACAATTGCCGTTGTTGGCCCTTCGTGCATTTTAATTGCATTGTAAAGTGCAAAGCCTTCGAACACATCACCACCAACTGAGTTGATCTTAATGGTCAAAGGCACACCTGTTTTATTTTCGATTGCATCAGCAATCTGTCTTGCGGATACGTCCCAATTACCAACCTCGCCTGAAAGCACTACTTCCACGCCTTCTGCTTTGTTGGTTATCTGTGTAAGTGACGAGTCGCTGATTTTAGCTTTTACTGTATTGATTACTTCTTTCATACGCTTTTCGCCTAATGTGCCAACACACGCCCATTTGATTTGAGCAACAACTCCTGCAATGTTGGCAAGGTTAGGACTTGTATCGTCTTTAAATTGACTGCCGTCCTCGAAGTGTCTTGCACACCACGCTTCCCTTTCCGATACCCATTGCAACGTCCCCTCTGTTCTCTCGCCTTCTCTGTACTTGGTGTAGTACTCAAAAGCCTCATTGCCTCTTATGTTGCCTCCTGCTTTCCAAATACGTGGATAGTTATCCTTAAGGTCTTTGGCATAAGCAAAGTCAAACCTGTCGTATTCGCTTTGCGTTAACGCAGGCTTGTCAGGGTTTATTGGCATTCTGCAACGATACGCAAAACCATTGGTATTTTTTACATTATTTTTCTAACCCATTCAGAAGACCGTCCAAACTTCTGTGCAGTCTCTTTGTACGCCTTCATAGATTCTCCGTGTATCTGTAAACGCTCACGATAATAAGCCTTTGCAATTTGCTTTACATTGATAGGCACAAACGCACCTGTGTTGATCATCTTACGTATGTTGTCTGTCATCCGATTGTTCTTAATGATTCAATAACGTCTACACTATTCTCACGATCTCGCAGTTGCTCAACAACCAATACAGGCTGTCGTGATTTTAATCCTGATGCAATTATGTCTGCTGCTCGGTCTGTTGGCGTTGCTGATTGTATAGGGTCAAGAACACCACCATTAGCAAAGAAAGGCACACCACCACCTGCAACGTTTATTGCTGATGCCATTCGTGCAAGTGCAGGATTTGCCATTACTCCTTTAGTTAGTACAGCCTCACCGCCTTCTGCCTCGCCATAGAACGCACCTCCCTTGCTGAACATAGGTATTCCGCCTTGTGCGTGACTTGGGCCGCTTAGCATTCCGCCTTTACTAAACTTCTGTGACCTAATCATCTTTATCTGTGCAGCACCTTGTGCTGTTGCAATTCCTGCCATTATTAATCCTGCAGGCAAGAAAGGCTGTGTGTTAAGTGCAGAGGTAACCGCCTTGGCTGTGTTTATTACAGCTTGTGTAATATCAATTTTCTGTTGTTTACGTGCTGCCTCTCTTTGTATTTGCTCCTTCTTGCGTGTTGCCTCCTCTTCGTTTATCACGCCTTGTTGTAACATTTGGTCAACGTTAGCTAATCGCTCCGCAGCTTGTGCTTGTGTCATTTGGCTCATTGCATCCAATCCTGCCTCTACGCCTGCAACACCTTTGTTAATTTTGTCAACTTGCTCTTCGCTTAATCCAAGCCTCTCGGCAAGTGTCTTATGCTCTCCTGTCTCAGGGTCTATGCCTGCTTGTTGTATCTCTACGCCAAGTTTTGCAAGTGCGTTGCGTAATTGCTCGAGCTGTGCCGATGTTTTGCCTTCGCCAAGTGTACCCTCAATAAGTGCAATCTGCTTAACTAAAGCCTCTCGTTGCAGTTCAAGAGATTCGTCCTGAAAGTCTTTTTGTAGTTTTAACTTTTGCTCTTCAGTTAGTTTTTCATTTCGTAGCTTCTCGAGCATTGCCGTCTCCCTGACAAGGATGTCCATTGCTAAATTATCCTCTAATAACTTTAGGCTTTTGTCAAACGATTCTTTTGCTGTTTTTTCTGCATCAGCTTCGTTCTTGTCTCTAAGGTCTTTTAAGTCATCGTTATACTTTGCATATAACGCAGTACGCAATTCAAGCTCCTTCTCGGTCATCTTGGTAATGTCACCGTCCAACTCTAACTCTCTGAGCTTGTCGTAAAACCTCTTGTCAATTAACTCCTCCTCTGTTAGTGTACGCTCTGATTCCTTATCAATCAGGTCATCAATCATTTTCTTTCTTGCCTCTTCTGCTTTCCTTTCTTCCTCTCGTCTTTTCCTTCTTGCTTCTGCACGTGCTTCTCTTTCTTTTTTAAGTTTATCCTCCTCTTCTGCTAAATCCTCAACTGACTTAGTAGTGCCATCGTAGCTTTCTGCTGTTTTTTTAGTTTGTTCGGCAAGCTCCTTAGATAGTGCGATATCAAACTTAAATGTTTGGTCTAGTTCTTGTAATTTTTTACCATACGATTGAGCAGCAGAAAAAGCTTGTTCAAAGCCTTCGCGTTGTGGAATAAGATATTTGTTAAGGTCTTCAGCTACAAATTTTGAGCCTGCTGCTGCAACTATGGTTTGTGAATATTCATCTGCAAAATCTATTGAAATATCTGTTAAATCTGACCTAGAAGCAACAGACAATTTTTTTGCAGTTTCTTGTGCCTCTTTTGTAAGTTTTGCCAAAACGGCACGCTCTGCTTCATACTGAGATTTTATAGTCTCCTGTGACCTGCCAAGTGCTGCGTCAACCTTTTCGTTAAAGGCATCACCATATTGCTCACCGCCATCTTTTCCTGCGGTTTCAAATAAAGAATCTAATTCTGCAAATGCATCAACAAAGCTTCTTTTTAATCCTGCAATTTGTGCATCTCCAAGTATTAAAGAATCAGCTAAGGAATCATTCATTTGTTTAGCTATTCTTTTAGTTTCTTGTTCTGCGGCTGCAAGTTCTGCCGCTGCTTGTCTTGTTTCTTCTGCTGCTTTCTTTTTAGCCCGACTAAACAATGCAATCGCTCCTGCTGTGGCTGCTGCAACTGCTGCCAATGCCAATCCAATCGGTGTTGCAAGAAACGCAAGACTTGCCTTAACTGCTCCGTATATTCCTCCTGCCGCTGCTTGAAAACCCGCCTTTAACGCCTTTAAGCCTTTAGGCATTTTGCTTATTGTGTCCTGTGTTCGTTTTAGTACGCTTGGGCCTTCACTTGCAGAGGATACGAACTCGTTCATCTTGCCACCTGCAAAACCTAAGTTCTGACCCATTACATTTATCAATGGTGCGAACTTGTTTATCTTCTCACCAAAGTCACCAAGGAACGGAGCTGCTGCGCTAATGTTTGCACCTAGTATAGGAAAGTACTGACCAAGTCCTTGTAATGCTTTACCGTAGTCTCCCACACTTCGTCTGTGGTCTCCTATACTTTCCTCTTGTGCTTTGACGGCTGTGTCTAATGCTTGGATACGTTGCTTCATTGCATCGGCTGCCATTGCACCCTCTTGTGTGCTTTGATCAAGTTGACCAAACTCCTTTTGTAGCAAGTTGAGAGATGCTCGCATTTGGTCAAGGCTACCTTCTTGGGCATCTAATACCTTGATATTCTGTCTAAGCGTTGCAGAGTTTTCACGAACAATCTTCTTGGATTTCTCCATTTCAATGTTGTTCTGAGCTACTGCTTTAGTGTAGTCCTTCTCACTTATAGTACCTGCATCAAGTGCTTTCTTTGTTTCCTTTAATGCACCTTTCAGTTCTGTTTGTTTTAGCTTCTGTTCGACTATCTCCTCAGACAGTCCTTGCATACTAGCCTTCGCTTCGTCAACTCCTTTAAGTTGTAATTCAAGTATTGTTTGTGCCATTATTCAAAGTATCCTAAGTCGGTTGCCTCTTGTGGTAGCAACCAAATTCTGTTATTCAATTCGTCAACGTGTACGTATGCAGGAACTTCTGCAACCCAATCAATGCCATTGGTGTACACTCTAAGACTTACCTCTCGTGCTTCTTTCTCTGTGTTAAATATGTAGTACCTCATTCTTCATCAGGTTGTCCTCGCCATTCATCGGTTTGTAAAATGCCTAATATCTCGGTGTGATCGTAAAGTGTTTTATCGACTAGTTTTGCAATTGTAGACGGCATTGCACCTTCGTACTTGACGACCGCTTTGTCATTGTTAACATTACGCATCGTTGTCTCAATGCTTGTTGTCATTAGCTGACCATAGTCAAGCAGTTCTAAGTCCGTTACATTTACTATCACATAAGTTCTCATAATCCGTATCTCGCTTTTGAGGCGTTGTAATTTTGTAGTGCTTCAGCTGCACTTAACGCTTTGTTGTACATTTTAATAGTTGATATACGTCCGTTCATCATAAATCCTGACCTGTTACCTCCTGCAAAGATATCGTGCGATGTGGCAAAACTTGCAGAGCTTGCCGTGGCTTGTGCATATAGTGCGCCATCAAGATACATCTTAGCACCATTTGTTCCTGTTGTTCCGTCCCAAGAAACGCTCAGGTGATGCCATACGTTAAGAGATGGATAAGTATTATCCATTATGAAATTATATCCTGAGCCACGACTTATCAAAAATCTTATATTAGTTCCTGTACCTGTTATATCAAAATCTCTTTGCGATGAAGAGCCTCTCGTTCGTCCCTTTGTGATAATACCACTATTGTTATGAGACGAATAAAACCAAATGTCAATCGACAATGGATAAGACTCAAGGATTGCAGGTTGGTCAAAATCTACTTGGTCATCTACACCATCAAACTCAAAGTAACCACCTTGTGCTGAGTTGTATGTTGCTCCGTTAAGTATTGAGCCGTTATTGCCGTTTACAACATCTGTCCACGTTGTGCCTGTGCCTCCGTAGCTTGCAGGGTCATTTGCATCTACTCTAAATATCAATCCGTCCGTTACGATATTCTCTCCTCCTTCTTGCTCATCGCTTGACCTAAACGCATCGACAGCCAACAACTCAACCTCGACCATCTGCTCGTCAAGCATAGGGTCAAAGTCCTTAACCTTGTTTAGGATAAAGCGTTGGCCCATTAGCGTGTAGTACTTAGAGATGTCAAGATTCACAAACTCGTTACGACTCAATAGCACCTGCGTGACTAATGTGCGTGTTGTAATTAACTTCTCAAGTGTAGTCTTCCAAAATCGCTCGTATAAACCGTCAACCATTGTGACCGTGTTAGCGTTGTAAATACCAAGATTAACGTCATCAATGTCATTGCTTGCAATGTCTGTCAATCGACCTAAGTCGGTAGCATCTGACGGCTGTCTTGTTACACTTACATCGGCAACATCTACGTTCTCTATTGTGTCGAAGTCAGATACCTTAGTTACAATACTTGACAACGAAGAGCCATCGCCTAATGCAAGTGTTTCATCTGTGTGTACGTAGGGATTAATCGTCATACAGTTGTACATATAAGGATAACCAAGCTGTGTGCTAAGTGTACCTCCACTTTGTTCATATACCCATTGTCTCCAAGTAGGCGTGAACAAGTAGGCCTCTAATCCTGTGTATCTTCCTGTTACCCCACTTATTGCATTAACGTGGCGTGGCATACCCATAGGGGCAGAGCCTGACTTAAATACAAATAATCGGTTAGAATAGGTGTTGTCAGGGTCAAACGTTATTGATGTCGCTTGGTTTGCTTCGTCTTCTGTAATTGGGCCTACAAAGCCTCGTGTGCGAACTCTGTCGAACTTGGCTTGATAGAACTTACTAAGGCTTGTGTTGAATGGCAGCTTGATGTCTGTTATGCCTTCCTCGTTGTTACTGTCTAGGTCAATTATGTAACGCACTTCAGGCTGACTTACGTTTTCGTCAGTAATAAACGGATACATATTGTCATCAATGGGATAGCTTTCAGTACCCCAAGACATACGCACCTGCCTTTTGTAATTGCTTGTCTTGTATTGCACCTCTTGATTTACGCTTACCTTCTCACTCCAATCAATATCGCCTGAGTAAAAGCCATCGTATGTTGTGCCGTTCCAAGATGTCCATTCCTGTCGTGGCTCAACCTTTAGCGTAATGCCGTCAAAACTAAAGATTAGGTTAAACGTCTTGCAAACATTCATAAAGAAGTCAAGCATTGTAACATCAGTTGGCAAGAAAAAACGCCAATCTTCCGTTGCTCCAAATGTAACGTCAGGATAGTCGTCTTGGCTTCGGTCGCTGTAATATATGTTGTCCCAAAATCCGTGTGTTGCGTTGTCCGTTAGAAAGTCGCTGTCTAGCTTAAAAGAATCAAAGCCAAACACCTGTTGAACAAGTGGATTTGTTGCTGTGCCAAATATGCCGTCAATAAGAAAGTCAAGTCTAAATGCAGGCCAAAAGTCTGTGCCTCTTGCGTTGCGACTTGTGCCGTTGTATGTTTCTGTGCTGTCGTAGTTGTCTGCATCGCTGTCGCTGAACTTGTACATATACGGATTGACAAAGACATAACTTGGGTCAAGCATTGTGCGAGGGTCAGGCACAACACGTGCAAGTATATTAGCATCGGTGTAGTCAAGTTGCAAAACCGTGCCACTTGTATTGGTTGTCATATCTGACATCTTCAGCGATTGTAAGGCCACAACCCAAGCTTCATTGCCACCTACAAATTGACACTCAAATTCTACTGCGTCTGTGTTGCGTCTTGCCTTTAGTATATAGACATATCCGTCATCTATGACATTGCCGTTAACGATAATAAAGCATTGTTGCTTGTATACGTTTATGGCATCAAGGTCTGTCCCTATGACGTGTGCGTATCCTAGAGCCTTGACGTTGTCATCAGTCGCAGGTATCTTAAACGACTTACTAAATGTCTTATTGCGTTTGCTTATGTCCTGTATCTCTGCAATTGACTTGCTAAGCGTAAACGGAAAGTCACCACCTTGTCCAAGTTGTATGTACTTGCCTGTCTCCTTTATGTATAGTTGTGCAGCTCTCATTGCATTTTGTCCATTGAATCCATTTGGTCAATTAACCAAGTAACCAACACGTCACATTGGTCATAGGTTAAGTCCATTGAAAAGGTAGCCTCGTCCTCGTTGTCAAACGTAACACAAACGTAGTTGTCCGCCTTGCGCAGTTTGGGATACATAATCTTTAACTCTGTTGTTGTCATACGTCTGCATATCGGTAAGAAAAAGATAAGCGTTGTGCCCTGTTGTTCTTGATCACGTCAACCTTACCATCGTTTATTGTTATTCTACGTATTTTTTCTGTCCCTGTATCAGGATGTAATATGTCAAAAGTTCCGTAAGCAGTATCTACATCCACACAATAATGCACAGGACTTGCAAAGAAGTCAAGCGCAATCTCTCGTGCTTGCTCAGGTGGATAGGGTAAGGTGTTGTTTACCTGAAATTCAAACTCGCTCTTGGGGTTTATTGCTCTTTGTCTTGCACCCGTCAAAAGGTAACGGCCTAAGTCATTAGTATTAGCACCAAATGGGTCAGTATTGACAAGTGTCGCATTATCTCGACTGCTAACAACAGACTCGTTAGTTTTAGTGTTTAGCGTTAGCACCTCGTGAACACCAAAGCGATTCATATATATAAATGTCTTAGGGCATTTACCAAAGAGGCTAGGGTTTAGGAACTCTATGGTTGCTGTGCTTTGGTCAGGCGTGTCACCTATAATTGCTCTAATCTTTTTGTAAGTGGACTTTATTGTAGACGTTGACACAGGCGTTCCAAGTAGGTTAAATCCTGATTGTCCTGAGGCTACACTTAATGCTTGCACATCGTCAATGTTTACAGGTATGCCAATAATCTCCTCTTGCGATACAAAGGAAGATGCTAAGTCGATAGTGGCTGTTGCTATAATTACATTGTCAAGGCTTGTTGCTGTAACGGTTAGGTCAGAGCTTATGCTTGCATCGTGTCGGTTAAACAAGCAAACACGGCTGTAATCCGTCAACATATTGACCGTCTGTCTGCCATCTGTTAAGAAGAACGATACAGGGTCACCAAGTGCTGTACTTCTAAAGTATGGTAACGTGGTTAGAAAGTATCTGTTGTCGATGTACTCCTCTGCTGTGCCGTCGCCGTTGTATAGCTGATGCTTAAACTTGCAAAGAAAGAAGTCGTTGCTTTGTGCTTGTGCTGCTGTTGTACCATCTGTTTCTATTTCCCTTATGTCAATCTGTACGTCCTGCGTAAGGTTGGTGTATACGTGTATACTAGGCGTTGCATCGTAACTTACTAAATCGTCACGTATGATTGACAGGTATGCGTTCATATAGTCGCTCACGTTAAAGGTGAACTCGCTGTTAATCTGTGGCGCATAGTACGATGGTATATTAAGTCCTGTTGTTGCTGTGTCTGTGATAGTAAACTTGAGGTACTTAATACTTGCGTTGTTGCTTGTTGCTTTTATTACAAGCGGATACTCAGTACTAAAGAACTTGTCTGTTGTTGGTTGGTCTGTTATAGTGATTGCCATTCTTTCCCTATTGTGGCCTCAAATGAAGCCTCTACTTGTTTGTCTAATTCACGCAATATAAAAGGCTCGACTGCCTTTAAGGTGTCTGCCACGACTCCTAACTTACTTTGGTCAATAGACGTTGAATCTTTTTGTCTTGGTGAGCCATACTTGGCAATGTTAGTGCGTATTGCCCAAGCTGCTTGTTGTGGTATACCTTTCGCAATACACCATTCAAGTATGCGTGCATAAGGTGGCTTTTCACCTCCTGCGGGTCTGCCTTTCTCAATAAACTTCCAATGGTCTGCTCCCATTATAGACAGCACCATATTGCCCTCGTCATACTCTGAGTACAATGTGGCGTTACTCTGACCTGTTGCAGTACGGCCTTTTTCGCTCATTGTAGCCTTTAGGCCACTAATGATCTCCTGTGCTATTTTGTCAACGTTAATCGTCATTGTGTACACAGAAGTCTGTTTCAACATCAACGTTGAATGTTACATATAAAGCACACAAGTTGAGTTGTGAGCTGTAAGGTATGTGTCGCATATCTAATCCGCCTGTGACTTGTGTCTCAGGATACTCGCTTACATTGTCAAGCAAGGTAAAGGTCAAGGTTTCAAATCCGTTCATCTTAGTCCACCAATAGTCCCATCGGTTTACGGCTGTTACTGTTTGGTCTGCTTGATGCAGGTTATCAGCCAACAACAGCACAACTTGATAACGGATGTATTGACCGCCTGTGTACTCTACGTCTGCAATATTAGCGTTTTGCAACATTACTCCGTAATACGGCATTGTTTGGTTAGCAAGCTTGTTCAACTCGCTCTCGTCCCATATGTAACCGTATGACGTTATGCCATTTGCACTAAAGGCGTGTTCAAGTCTGTTTTTAACTTTGGATAGTGAGCCTGTTGACATTGTATATTGTTAAGGGTTTAAGACAGGTTGTAATCCTCCTGATGCTCCGTCTTTGTGTAAGATAACCATAAAGCCTGTCGTATGCACTAACGGCAACATAGGCTCGTCCTTGTCAACCTTCTCTGTCTCTGTGCCTAATACAGGCGTTACAGATACGATTGAGTAACCTCCGTTTGGATTGTTAATTAGATGGTGCGGGTTGAGGTAACTGTCAAGGGTAGAGATAACAGAATCAAGTCCTGAGTTCATTCGTGTTACCTGAGCATCGTCGAACTTCTTAGTCTTTTCTTCAATCCTGTCGTATTTGTCTCTTATGTTTTGTTTTTCGCTTTTGCTTTCTACTTGGTCAAGCGGTATGAATAGTGTCTTAATTGCCATTGGTTACGTTTGCCCTAAATATAGACAATAAATTTCAAAGTCATTTTGCACTAATAACTTATGTTCTTTTCTTTTCTATTCTTTTCTTTTAGCATTGCAACAGCATTGCTACGGCATTGCTACGGCATAGAACGTATAGATATCAACACTTTGCAAGGATAGCATTTGGATAAATGTCTAAGAGTTGTATCTTAGACTTATAGAAGGATATCTTGTGTTTGGTTCATAGCCTCAGCCTTAATTGGTTGGGGCTTTTTTTATACCTTTAACGTATGGATTGGAATAGCATCTTTATCATAACCATCTGCACCATTTGGATACTTGGTATATTCTATTGGGTAGGGAAATCAATCAACGACTGACGTTGTGCATTGTCAATGCGATCTTGAGCAATAGCAAAGTACTTGTCATCTTGTTCGATGCCGATAAACGAGCGTTTGGTGTTTACGCAAGCCACGCCTGTTGAGCCGCTACCCATAGTAAAGTCAAGTACAACCTCGCCTTCGTTGGTGTAGGTTTTAATTAGGTATTCCATTAATGGCACAGGCTTTTGTGTAGGATGAACTTGGTCTTGTCTTCTCCATTTTTGAGGAAAATCTAAAATACAATCAGGATGTCGTAAACCATTCTCTGAACCATACTCAAACCCACATTTTGCACCATATTCCATATTATTATCTTTACCAACTTTAGAAGTCCTTTTATATGGTGTACCTTCTATCATTTGAGGATTATATGTTGTTTTTTTACCTCTTTTTTCAAATATAGATATATTTTCGTGCTTTGTTAACGGTTTATACTTTGCAGTCAGAGGACTACCACACTTTGATTTTTTCCATATTAACTCATATTTATAATTTTTGATATTACTCATTCTTAAAGCACTACTAAAAGGCTCAGAGCCAAATAAGACAATTGCTCCGTTTGGCTTTATAACCCTATTTAGTTGCTCCCACATAGGCTCGAAAGGTATCACGCTATCCCACTTGCAAGCTGTCGTGCCGTATGGAGGATCAGTTATAATTGCATCAACAGAGCCGTCTGCAATTTCCTGCATCACTTCTAAGCAATCGCCTTTGTGTAGTTGTATCATATTCTTACTTTATGCTAAACGCTCTACTGCTGTGCAGCTTGGCGTACCTGCTTGCATCAATAGCGTGGTCTAAGTACTTGCGTGGCGTGTCAAGTAGTATGCCTGACCGTGTACGCTCATAGACATAGTTGCGTAACTCCTTGATTAGATTGATTGACCGCTTAGTGACTACAAACGGCTTTGCCTTCATCAAAGCAAGTCCACCATCAACTGATCCTCTGAACTTCTTGACTCCCATTATCTGTACACCGTGTTGTCCTAACTGACGGATAACAGTCTCGTGTGAAGGGTCAGCCACAACCATACGCCTAACGTCTCCTGCACGTATTACAGCCATTAGCTTGTTAAAGCCAAAGCCTGCCTCGTAGTGTATCTCGTCATAGTAGTCCACACCATCGTGTTGCCATAGGTCAATTAGTGTTGTTGGGTTAGACTCTCCAAAGTCCATTCCTGAGCAGATGTATCTTGCATTCTCAGGCAAGTCACCAACTGACCAAACAGATGGAGGGAAAATAACGCCTGTCGGTGTACCTACCTCACCAAGTCCGTACACTTGCCACCAATCAGGGTCGTGCTTTCTGCTTTCTATGTTGTCAATCGTAACTTGGTCAAGTGCTTCGTTGTGTGTGTAGTTTAGTTTGACAAATCGCACCTTATCTCTAAAGTCTTGCTCAGGATGGCCGAGTAACTCGGTGTGTGCCCAAAACTCTGCAACAGGGTTAAAGTCAATGATTGACCACTTTCTTGTCCTAATAAACAACTCCGACCACGCCTCGTAACTGATGTTGTTAGCCTCGTTGATAAACAGGTAGTCACGCCTTGCACCTCTCAGCTTATCGCCTTGGTCTGCACTAAAGAACTCAAACGTTGCCTTCTTGATGTTGTACGTATGGCTTGACTTGTTGTGTTGCCGTTCCCTGTACATATCGTTAGACGTTAGGATAGTGAAGAAGTCACGCATCGCACCACGCCTTAGATGCGGCAATGACTCCGATACAATGCTTATCAATCCTTCAAGGCTGTTCTTGTGTGCTGCTAAAATTAGGTATTGTAGGACTGCATACGTCTTACCTGCTGACGTTCCGCCTTGTACAATAACAATCCGACCATCGTCCTGTATTGCCTCGCCTACTTGCCCAAATGCTGATGTTGTTCTCAAATGTTATGCAGTACGTCCATTGCAATCTGTGACATTGGTTGTATCACAATTTGTGGCTCTCCTGTGTTCTCTATCTCTTGGCGTTCAACATACCCTCTCTTCTTGCCTTTGGTCTTTAGGTAGAAGATCGTTGCCGTTGTATTGCCGTCCTTTATCTGTTTGTGTAGGCTTGACTCTGCAAAGTCTAATGCTATATCCTCCACGTCCTTAATGGCTGACTTGTAGTTGTTGTCCTCTCGCATCCATCGGTAGTGTGTCTCTCTGCTAATGCCGACAGCCTTGCAAGCACTTGTTACAATGCCTAGAGACTTCTCCATTGCCTCGACCATTGCCTTTTTGTTGATGTCACTTTTTGTCATATTGCTGTTGTTACGAAGTACGCACCGCTATACTTTCTGTCGATAAGTTCTTGTATGTCAACCTCGGCCTTCTGTAATTGCTCTGCACTCTCAAAGGTAATCTTTATTGTTGAATGTTTTTCTTGCTCCTCTTCAGGCTGTTCGAACGCCTCGTCAAGTACTTGTGGCACATCTAATCCCCAATCGTTTAGGTCACTAACCTCCCACTCATTTGCAAGCAGTTCCCAATCCCAATCGCCAAAGCCAACGTTGTCCTTAATAATAAACTGCCGTTGCTCTTCCTCTGTTAGATCATCAGCGTAAACAACAGGCACTTCACTTAGTCCTATGTGCTTACACGCCTTAAGTCGCATATTGCCACCAAGTACAATGTTATCCTTGTTTAGTACAATAGGTCTAAGCTCAAGCATACGAGGGAACTCCTCGATTGACTTTACCAACTTAGCAAACTTGTCCTTGTTTATGCTTCGTGGGTTATTAGGATTCTGCTTAATCGCAGACAGCTTCATTATTGTAGTGTTCATCGTACCTTAAATATATTGTTACTTAGCTCTAGGTTTAGTATGCGTTTGTCAACAACGTCCTCAGGGTTAATAGACAGTCCTTTGTATCTAACCTCAAAGTGTAGGTGTGGCCCTGATGAATGTCCTGTGCTACCTACTATGCCCACAGGTCTGCCTTTCCTTATCCACTCGCCATCTTTTACAAGCAACTCCCTAAGGTGTGCGTAGTACGTTTCTAGTCCGTTGAGGTGTGTTAAGATAACAAGATAGCCATATCCTCCGTTGTGTCCTTTCTTAGCGTATCTAACACGACCTGACCAAGCACTTCTTACTGTGTCCCTGTTGTTATGTGATATATCAAGTCCGTGGTGCATACGACCATTACGCCATCCGTGTCCACTAACTAAGACACCATCCACAGGGAAGTGCATATCTGTTATCTGTATTGTTGCCTTGCTCGGCAGGTTTACAGGTTTAATGTGTATCTGTGCTGTTGCGGTAAATGCCCACAATAGCATTAACACGATTGCATAACGACAAACCATAATATTAGTATTGTTCCTGTTATAATAAAAACCTCGTCCATTACAAACTCATTAACATATCAAGCAACTCCTGCTGTGGAAACATATCGCTTTTGTACTTGTTGGTATTGCTATGTGTCCATAGACCTTTGACTCTGCCATAGTACGCATCAACGTTCCACTCAAAGGCTGCTGCACCTTTGTCCTTTACAAGCTCAGGCAATCCCTTTCTAACGTCAATGTTGTCTCGGTTACCTATAAACTCAATAAGGTGCTTTAGTGCATTCAGTTGCTTGTCGCTGTATCTGTGCCAATACTGCTTGTTTTTAAACGGCTTGTCAAGCTTTACAATCTGCTCCTCGTGCACTTTGTACCCTGCGTAGCATTTGCCGTTTACGATGTAGCTAAAGTTGCACACCTCAATACCAACGCTATCTGTGTGCATTGATTGGTTACCATTCTTGCCTAAGTGCCAAGCATAACCACCGTCAGGTATACACTTTACGATCTCGCCATCGTACTCAAAGTCTGTGTTGAAGATTGACGGCCCACCAATAACAAACTCGGTTGCAATCCGTCCTCGCTTATCACGTCCCCAATTGTCTATACATTTGTAAGGATTGTGCCATCCTGCTGTGTGATGTAGAAACACGTACTCCTTTTTTGTAGGCCCTTCCAAATACTCGCCTTTTGGCAAGTAATGGTTTCTAATGTCTAAGTCTGCAAAGTGTTCAGGCTGTGTATCCGCCTCTTGCTTGTCTGTTGTTGCAAGTTGCAACATTGTCCAAGTCTTAGGGCCAACAATGCCGTCTGACCATAGTCCTTTGTTCTTTTGATACTCCTTTACGAAGTGTTCTGTGATCGGCCCAAATATGCCGTCAACGTCAATTCCAAGTGCTTCTTGAATAACTCGCACATTGTCTCCTGTGCATCCTTGATATAATACTATCATAATTTAAAAATAATTAAAAAAATTTACGCCTCACACACGGTTATGATACCTCCGTTGATCACATCGCTACCAATTAACACCACACTTCCGTTAGGGTTAACGTAGAAGAATCCTGTGTCTCTGCCTCCTCTAATCATCTTGCTCAACTCAGTAACCTCTGTGCCCCTGCAAAACAATGTAGTCATCTCTCCGTTGTACTCAATGTCAATTCTTATCTTCATAATACTGTCGTTTCAACGCTTCTTTGCGTTCATTAAATAAATCATATCGCTCCTGCTTCTCGTGTTCCTCAGGTAGCATTAACATAATGTTGTCAGGGTTTAACTTAAACGAAGGATACTGCCCTTTGCTTAGTATGTGTGCAAACTGCCAATGCCATCGGTAATCGTGGCGTGGAAGTAACGGCTTACCTGATACCTCGCTTACGTGTTCACGTGTTGCCCAAACAAACTCAAACAGCTCCTTCTGACTCTGCATAGGTTTTAACGACTGCTGTGAGTATTTTCTCCACCACCTCATCGTTCTTCATTAATGCAAGTAATCCCTCTGCGCACTTGTTAGCGTCTCCGTGCATACCTGCTGTGACTACTCCTTTACGATTGACGTACACTACAAGAGCGTGGTCAATGTCCTGAGGTACAGCGTCCTTGATTTTCTGTCGTAGTCCCATTAGAATGGTAATTTGTCGTTGTACCCTACATCAGCAACAGGCTCTGCCTTTGTCTCTGACTTGCTACTGCCAACAAACTCAAAGCTTGTAACCTCTACGTCTACTGCGTACCTGTCGATTCCGTTTTTGTCTTGGTATTTACGGTGTCGAGTCTTGCCTTCTATGTAAAGTTGATCGCCTTTGTTTACGTATTTGTGTAGTGTCTCGGCTGTCTTGCCATACGCTACGATGTTGTGCCAATCTGTGCGCTCCTGCTTCTCTCCGTTCTTAGTCCAACGCTCTGACGTTGCAACACTAAACTTGCAAATTGTCGTATTTGCATCAACGATCTCAGGCTGTTGTCCAACCCTTCCTAATAATAACTGCTTGTTCATAAATAATCTTTTACTTTGTCATAACTGACGCTCTTAACGTCCTCCATTTTACCCCTACATCCACAGCTGTGTGGTCTTGTTGCGTATGTGTAAGTAAACTTGCCACAATCGCATATCTTAATACCTTTCTCTGACGTGTCGCATTTCCATTCGCCACAGATGCAGGTCAAGGTGTTTCTCTTCTCGCTGTACTTATACATTGTTCCAAAATCTAAGTAACTGTGCCTGCTTCATTTTTAAAATCTTCTCATTCTTAGAGTCAAACGCATACAACAATTGGCCAACAATCGTAAGGTAGTCCTCAAGGCGTGACCATTCAAAGTAGTTTTTGTCAACCTCAAGTCCAAAAATCTCATCGTGTGCCTCTCGTAAAGCGTTAATGTTTCCTGTAACCAAGTACTCGCAAACTCGTTTCTCAAACAAGTGCAAGTATCCCTCGGCTATTGTTTCGTATGTGTCAAGCATATTCCTAATTTAATAAATTTTAAAATGGTGTAAAGTCCACATTGTCCACATCCCAATTATCATAACGACTACTTTGGCCGACAAACCGCAAGTCACACACTAAACATTCGCCTTCTCGATTCTTCTTAATAATGCCGTATGCCTTGCCTTTCTCGGTCTCCCCTCCTCTTATTGGGTCTTCCATTAGCTCATAATACTCAGGTCGATACAGAAAGGTTACCGTGTCAGCATCCTGCTCAATACCTCCTGATGCACGAAGATCACTAAGCTGTGGCACTTTGTCTGATCGTGACTCAACGCTTCGACTTAACTGATGCAACAACACAATTGGTATGTCTAACTCGTTTGCCATTGCGTGTATGTTTTTAGAGTTCTGCGTAACGCCTCTGTACTCGTCTCCGCCATCGTCCATAAGCCCAAGGTAATCCATTACAAGTATAAACTTGCCGTACTTGGCTCTCCACTTTAGACACTTAATACGCAACTGAGCAAAGTTAATGCTTGGCGTATCGTCAACCTCAAAGTCTAAGTCCTGCATTGTAGTGTGTGCTTGATCGTACTTCATACGCTCAGAGTCGTTTATTCTGTTAAGTCGTAACCGCTCTGTCTGTATTCCGCTTAAATACGATTCCACACGTAGTGCAATCTTGTCTCTAATCATTTCGCCACTCCAAAAGCAAACAGGCAACTCCCTGCACGCATTTACCGCAATACTAACGGCAAAGGCAGTCTTACCCATTGCAGGACGTGCTGCAACTACGTGAACTCCTGTATACAATCCTCCGATTGCCTTGTCCCATTTATGCAGTCCTGTCGGCACTCCCAACATACCGCCCTCTCTTGTGCTACGCTCGGCAAGTTCACGATTCATAATTGTAGCAAGTCGCTCAGGCTTTACCTGCTCAAAACTTGTAGTCATTGCGTTAACTCGCTGTTGCACCTTTTCAAGTAATTCATTGACCGATACGTTGTCTTTGTCGGCCTCTTGTGCGATCATTAAACCCATCAGTTCAAGTTCTCGTTTAATCGCTCTGTTTTTAAGTATCCAAGCGTGTGCCTCGATATTAGCAGAGCTTCCAAGCTTGTTAGTTAAAGATGCAACGTCAAAGGCTTTAACATTACTACGCTTTGCTTTTAGCTTTTCGCATACCGTCAGCAAGTCAATAGGCTTAGCATCAGCGTTTACTTCAACAATTGCCGTGTAAACCTCCTCGTGCCATCCTGTAAAGTAATCAGGTTGTAAGATGCCTGACACAACGTGATACGCATCTTTCTCCATCAGGATAGAGCCTAATACAATAACCTCAATTTTCTCGTGTCTCATTAGGCAAATTTATAATTAGGTTTAGACTTATCCTCTTTGCTCCACCAAGTACGTGCTGTTGACTTCCAATTTTTAACCTCTAAGCCGTTTGACTTTAGCCAACCTTGTGAGTCATAGTAGAGATAAAACTTAGATGCCTCAGATGCAGATTTGCCATTTTCCTTAAAGTACTCTGTGACCTGTTTCTCTGTTGGTTTAATAAACTTCTTTTGTGTTTTATTCTCTTCTTTTCTTTTAGCATTGCCGTGGCTATGCTGTTGCATTGCCGTAGCATTACCGCTCCATCGCTTGTGTGCTTTTTCCTGTGCAATCTTAGTGCGATTTACAGCACCTTCTACCTCCTCGCATATCCAATCAATAACCACTTGGTCATTCTTAATACGCATAAAGCCACGCTTAAACAATCGGTCAATTGCCTTATCGTTGCGGATATACTCTCTAAGCATCTCCTCGTCAACATCACACTCACGAGTAAATAATAAGTTACAGCAATCAATAAACACACCCTTGACCGTGTGCGATTCTAACATTATACGACCTGTAATCCACGTCTGCGGATAGAACTTAAACCACTTCAGAGCCATCGCTAATTAGATTTTGTATTACAAGTAATCGGTCTCCTATCGTTGGCTTGCTTTCTATCAACTCTAAAATCTTTAAAGCCTTGTCACGCTCTTTATCGCTGTCATTGCGTTTCATATAAAACACAAAGTCTGCATACCTATTTGCGTACTCTTGGTCTGTGTCCATCCTATCGTTAAACTTCTTGATTGAGTTTATAATCGTAGCGTGATCACGGCACAATGCTCTGCCTATCTGCTTTAGGCTCATAGGCGATTCATCTCTTAGAAAGTTGCACATAAATTGTCGCATTTCTATAAACCTTTTGCTTCTGTCTGAGCAAGTAAGATGTGCCTTGCTCAATTCATAGTTCTCCTCTATACGTTTAAAAACGTGTCTTGCATCCATAATAAAATAATTTAGGTCGTGAATATATAATAATTATCTGTTGGCAGCACGCTTTGCTGCTTGTGTACTTGAATAGCTATCCCTTTCGCAAATAGGGTCAAGCTGATTCTGTTTGGCTTTGTTAATCAGTACAAGCCTTTCCACCATATCAACGTCCTCTGCCTCTGCAAGTATTTGCTCTCTTTTGTCCTCGCCATAACTTGACGTAGACAACAGCCTTTCAAGATACATAAGTTGATTGTACTTAATTTGACGAGCTTCCTCCTTGCTATTTAGCAAGTCATTAATTGTGTCGTATGTTACAAACTCCCAACTCATTGCTTCTTGATTAACACATATTGCTGAGTAAACTGACCGTCGTTAATCATTGTAGTCATTTGGTCAAGCCGTCCACGTATCTCACGAGGCACAAATCTCATCTCGCCTTCTATCTGTACAAGCGGATACTCGTAAAGGTCTCTGCCCATTCCCCACTTAACAGCCGCACGTTTTAGTGCATCGCTGATTCCGCCCTTTGTAGACTCGATTGCTGTGTCGTCTGCACCATCCTCTTTACTAATCCATCCGTCATCGGTTTTTACTGACAGCGTACACATAACACCTTTACCTTTCCACTCTCTGTATTCGTCCTTCCATCCCTCAGGGCCAAAGGCATCGTCAAATCTATTCATCACAGCACGACTTGTAATGTATGGCACGATCGTAGTCTTGCCACCTTTCGCACTTTGCACACGCCATTCGATTTCGTTAGGCTGTATCGGTTGTCTTAGAATCTCGTAATTAGTCATTTTTAAAATATTTATAAAGGTCATATAATCCACTTGCACAATCGTCAAGCTCACACATATCAATAACGCAAATCGCATCGCCAACAGTCAGCTGAAACACGTTGTCGTTATTTGTCAGGGCAACCATTGCGCGCTCGTAGTGCATAGGTCGCTCGTCTTTCTTTAGTAACAAGGTTGTTACTTGCTCAGGGTTTAGTTTATCCAATAGTGTCATCTTCTAATTCATTAATAAGTTTAGTAATAAATGGCAGGAAGTTATGACTTCCGTACTCGTTACGCAATACTTCAGCAGTATATTTTGCAAAGTCCTCAACGTGCATATCTTCTTGCAACGCTTCTGCAATACGTCTTGCTTCAGGACTGCAATTGTTATTTATCAAATCCATAATTAATTGTTTTGTTGTGAGTCACGTAATTCATCGTAAGGACAGACAGACCAATCGCCATCGTCTACATCTTGGCCATCGCCTTCATCGTTTTGCTCTTGCTCATCAAGCCATACAAAGTACTTGTGCATATACATAAACAATCCTGTGCTGTCGTTGGCCATTTCTTTGTAACTATCCCAAGCAACATTTTCAAGGTCGTAATACCACTCCTCGAACTCGTCACCATTTACTGTAATGACAACTTGGTGAGGTGAGTCGTAACCAAGGTGAGAGTAATTGACTATGTAGTCTCTCTCTTTGTGTAATTCAATAGAATTTAAATAATACATAATGTTAATAATTTAACACGAATATACACATTGTATTTAAATATGCAACACCTAACTAAAAAAAAATTATCTTTAGGTATGTTCACATTGGAGATCACTACATTAGACGGACAGCAGACCGTTAAGTTACCATCAGGTTGGCACGAAGTAAGTTACACGTATTACAAGGAACGTATTGCGCCTTTCGCACAAGGAGACGAAGAGAACATCGTAAAGAACAATGTGCGACTTGTTTGTTCAATGCTTGGCATAAATGCTAACGAGGCCAACATTATGGAGTTCTCTGCTATACTTGGCAACCTTATAATGTGGATGGAGGAGATGCCTGAGGTCAAAGAGTTTTGGCACAACGATGTGAT